CGTGCATCAGGTGTTATAAGGCACAAAGAGATGACTGTCACACGTAATCAAAAGCGCGGCGTACGAGCACGCCCCGTTTAAAGAAAACAGTGCGACTAGACATCTTAGCCCTTTCGGGCGTGTAGCAAAAACCAAACATCATCGGACCAGTGAGACCTGACAGATCAATCTCACGCTCCAACTGCAATTGTTCGCTGACAGAAATGTCAAATCGCAGCGAGTAAGCTACACGTACAGCCATTGACGGTGGTTGCACATGAACATTGGTCGTAAATGAATGGTAACCATCACGCTCGAAACGCGGTTGCACACCACACGACACCATGAGCACACGCTGTGCAATCTTCCACAGCACCGGGCACGAGCCCGCCTCTGCAGCAAGCGAGAAACCAGCCGCTGCAAGAAGGCCCGCACGTGCACTCATGGAAAAACATGCCGCTGGCGCTGTACTCCAGCCAAATTTGACCGCTTTTTCACGGAAGTCTCGCATAGCGACACGACCGGACGGGGTGTCCACATAATACATGGAACAAAACCCAGCATCAGACAATTGATCAGATGCTTCAAGTTTGACCAGGCAGCCGCAATCACGGAAGAAGGAGCACGTAGGAACTTTGCCACGAACAACAAACAATCCATCGTCACCCTCAACGACACCATCCACAATGTCGCCACCATTCAAATGAACAATGAAGGCGGCGAGTATCAAATTGGTGATGCCATTGCCGAGCGATGTGCACGTCTCACCGGACATGCGACAAGCTCTGAGTTTAAAGGCGCAATGTTTGTTCTCAAGCACTTGAGTGCATGTTGCGACCTTACGATGGGTCTGAAGAAACTCACGACACTCTGGCACAAAGCCAGAGATTTCGCGCAACATGTACTCATACATCGGCAATTCAATAGCCTTTTGCATGCGCGCATGCGCGTGTAACTCAAATGACGAGTAGTCGGAGCCAAAAAAACGTGACAATCCGTGTTCAGCAAGTCGCTCAACAAATGCAGCACGACCTGCGACTGGAATGTGCTTGACGAAGAAAGGTGATGTGTACACATACCGTTCAATCAAAGCGAACCATGGTCCGCTAAAACATTTATACGCATCACTGCGTGACACGATCGTACGCGGCCACTTCGGTGACTCGTACGACTCATGCTTGACAAATGCTTTGCACTTCCAGTCCTTCTTCTGCAGCTTCTTCAATCGTTTCTCAACCCAAAGGTTGCGCAAAAACGTCTTACGGGCCTGACTATAATCACGAGAAGACAGCCAGTCTTCGAAAAGATCATCTATGGCGTTAAAATCCCCCAACGGCACAGGAACAAAATGACGTCGGAAGAAAGCACGGGCGAAGCTGCGTAATTGACGATAAAACCCGGGCATTTTGGGATCCGGCAATTTGACACAAAGCCGGTTGAAAACCGCATCCTGGATACTTAATGGGTGCCATGGATCTGGCATCAACGGAGATAACCCAGGTATAATCCAAGACTCAGACAACGCGGTTGCCACAGGCATTTTTGTCTGAGTACGTCCGTGGACGACTTTGGCATGGTACAGGTCTGATGCGCCCTTCAACTTGAGGTTGAAGAACCCATGCTCGTAACCAAACAAGAACAAGCTGTCACACGCCAAAGTGTGCTCGGCCAACGGCCGTGTCAAAAACCCCCTGCATTGGTCAAAACATGCTGACCATGACAGCGGGACAACAACGACACGACCTCTGAACTGGCCGCAACCACACTTGCGGCCAAGGCAGCGGGCACATTGACAGACCGCACAACATTCCGGAGAAAAACGCCAGCTTCGCCGACTTTGCAATCAAAAGGAAACTGCAACAAGCCAGCGTCGACAATGTCGGCGCACACAACCCGGAAAGATACGGTCAAAGTCATTTTACCCCTGCAGCACAGAACGTACATTCGATAACTCGGCGCAACGACTGAAACGCGCTGTATTGCGGTCATAACACGCCGGTCAACGCCGGTCGGATCACGTTGACCTTCAGCCGACCGGAAAATATACCGTTCCTCTGTGCCACATCTCAGGGCGTCCACGAACTCCCACCCCGGAATGGTTGGGCGGTAAAAAGGAACACACAATTGCAGCATATGCTGTCTAAAAAGATCAATCTGCTGCATGTGGACACCGTCCAACCGATTAGGTGCAAACCTCCGCAATAAATCACTCAGATGATCAAAGATACGGTGATTGCCAAGGTAATGTGTGGCAACTTGTATGCCATCACTGGCCAAACAAGACAACATATCCACACCTGTGGGATCAAATTCACCTTGGTTAATGCGGAGGAACAAAACTTCTGCGTCTGACAGTTGCCGATTGTCAAAATCATCACGATCATAATTCTGATCACGCAGATTGGCACCTACCGGAGGGGGAGGAACAGGAACATCAGCAGCTACAGGCGGCACCTGCATATTTGCAGCTGCATCGGCAGCACCTTGTTCTTGCTGCCTTTCACGTCGCTGGGCATCTGCGACGTCGTCGGCAGGGTGTCGGCCACGACCACGACCACGGCCGCGGCCACCACGACCCCTACCGGCACCACCTCTCCCACGCTGTTCATGCCTTTCCATTACTCAATTTTCCAGCGTTTTGGGCCGGCCACAGACTGAGTAAAATCTGTGGTGGTTCTCTTAATCGCATGCCAGAGAACCAAGACGCACTTCCAGCCAAAGCAGCACGCGACAAGCGTACCCGAAACAACTGGCACAAACCACTACCCTTGTGGTTGTGTGTTCACAGGCAGCAGGAGACGATCAGCTTGCGAAGCGTAACATCCCATCACACTGCCAGGCACTCCTGCACTGGTGGAGCACCTTCTGTGGATGCCCAGCATCACGCACCTACAATACTACCAAGTCCGAGGGACCAACGGGAACAGTGGCAAAAGCCCATCCCTAACCCAAGCTGACGAGTGGTCGTTTTTCAGTGCATGACACCTACCACCAAGAGATCACAACAGAATGCAGATAAAACTGCATCTATGGTCTGCTTAACGCTGCAGTCGGCGATGGTGGAACACGCCAGCCGTCACTGGCAACACCGTCCAACACATCAATCAAACTCGCCATAATCTGGTGGCAAGCCAGAAATGGCGCGCTGGGCCTGGCGAAATTCACGCCGGCACTGGGGCATAGAACTGCAATACTGGCACGAACAATGCCATTTGTGCGAAAGCCAGTAGCAGATCTCAAAACCCCCAACGTGCCCAGGGCGGGTGTAAACATGGTCGTGGTAGACCAAAAATTGCGACTTGTTATTGCGCACAGACGACGGCAAATGGATGACCAAGTGAAAGCCGCCATCAGGACCAAACCCGCAAACCGGACACGCAGACAAATCAGAGTCAGAAACGACACGGTCCATCACGTACGTCGCCCGGCAGATGCTGGCCGGGCAGTTGAACGATGCGGATGACCGCTGGACTCGACAGAAGCCGAGTCAAACTCTTCATCATCAGGATCCGTGATAGGCACTGCTTTCTGTGCCTCAATCTTCATCTTCTGTTCACGAAGAGGTAGAAGAGCAGTCGGATCAACTGCAGAAGCTCCATCAATGCCAGCCCGACCACCTGGACCACACAC